CGGTGATGCTGGTGCTGGAGCAGGCGGAACTTTTAACAGTAATGAAGCAGGTTTAAATTTACAATTAGATCAAAACTTTTTCGAACGTATTGATTATATACTATATGCTGGAGGAAAAGGCGTACAGTATAGTATAACTAAGCCTATGATAAAAGCATTTGCTCCTAAGTCTATAGATTATTCATCTAGTGATTTTATGGAATTTACAATGCAATTTGAATATGAAAGTTTTACTGTATTCGATATTGTTAATTTTGATTTAGGGGAAGTAGATTTAGATAGATTTGAAGACATTGGCGACTTTGCTATACCAGGTGCTGAAAATCTTAAACCTTTATCATTAGAGGAAGAAACAGATTTTGCATTCCTTGGTAACAAATCAGGAAATAGTGTACCAGGAATAGGAACTAGACCAAGAACTTTCCAACCACTTGAAAAAGCGAAAGATCCAATTGGTGATTGGTTAGATGAAAACTTGGGAGAAACAGTAGGAGGTTTTGTAGGAGATGCATTAACATCGGCAGTTGCTATAAAGCCCACATATGGAGACTGGGAAGACAAAGTTAAAAATGATTTAGGTGATGCAGTAGTTAGTGGAATAGTAGATGCTGTAACAAGAGGAGGTGATTAATGAGTACATCTCTTTACGAAACATTTGGAAGTGAAATCAATTATAGATTTACTGCAGGTAAATTAGAAGCATATTTAGACAATGCGTCTGTAAATTTTCCATTGCCAGAAGCCAGCTCAGAGATATTAGCAGAATTGGCTAAAGTAAAAGAAGTTGCTATAGACCCGGTAAAACTTGATGTTATAAAAACAAAACTTATATCAATAGGATTTAAACCTTCTAATGCAAATGCTATGGCACAAGTACTCATACAAATATCTAAGGTACAAAATATAGATCCAACTGCTTATTTTGATATGAATGCAGATACATTAAAATTAAGTATAGATGCTTTTGATGCCATGAATGCTGTTCGCCCTGCAGGCAATAAAGTTGATATAAAAAATTCTATAGCAAACTCAAGAAGCAAAGTCGCAAAATTAATTAAGGCCTAACATGGGCAAATTCGCAACAGGAAAGTACGAAGTCGTTAATACAGGTAAACTTGTAGGCGGAAGGAATCCTACATATAGAAGTAGTTGGGAATTAGCATTTATGAGAATGTGTGATAATCATCCTAACATTACTAAGTGGGCCAGTGAAAACGTTAAGATACCTTATAGAAATCCTACAACAGGTCATTATAGTAATTATGTTCCAGACTTTATGGTTCAATATACAGATAAAGATGGTAAGCAACACGTAGAATTAATAGAAATAAAACCTCGTAATCAAACAACAATGGAAAGTGCAAGATCACAAGGACAAAAAATACAAACTATTATAAACGCCGCTAAGTGGACAGCGGCACAAGAATGGTGTAAACGCAAAGGCATACGTTTTAAAGTAATCAACGAAGATCAGATCTTCTCAAACAAAAAACCTCGTAAGGCGAAAAAACGCATTTCTAAACCTAGAGTTAAATAAATACTAATATGACTAAGAAACTTGAAGAAGAATTCAATTTACCTCCTATCGAAGAAGTTACTGAAAAGGAAACTTTACCTACTGTAGAAGAAACGCAGGAGGTCATAGAGGAAGTTCAAGGTGCATTAAGTATTAGTGAAAAGATAAATTTAGCCTTTAAAGAAGTAAAAGGGTTAGAAAGTCACGAAGTAGAAATGAATGATATAGCCAAAAAGGCTATCGATAGTTATGAACAACTTATGAATCTAGGTATGAACGTCAGCGACATGGCGGCTGGTAAAGTATTTGCAGAAGCAAGTAATATGTTAAAAATAGCCTTAGATGCCAGTGATGCTAAAACAAAGGCAAAACTACAACAAATAGATTTGATGCTTAAAAAAGCAAGAATAGATAAATTTGATAATAAAGGTACTGAAGCAGAGTCAGTTCAAGCAACTGTTTTTGATAGAAATGAATTGTTAAAAATTATTAATACTAAAGACTCATCCCCAGAGTAATTTAGTTTCCGGGAATCTTTCTCCACAGTATTCATAGGTCTTCTTATACTCTTGCAAAAAATATTCTTTAGTATCTAAAGATAAGGGTCTTTTTATAGTGGTATGGCTGGGAACCCTTAACAAATCTTCATGCCGGAATTCACAATCTATAAAATTACAAAATTTTCTTATGTTTTTCTCTGTAAAAAAACTTTCGTAAAGACTTATATATACATTTTCTTTATTAAATACATTATCTATATTATTTAAAATGCCTTTGTAATCTTGCCTGTATTCTAATATATTCTTATTAGACCACATCCAGCCTTCAGGGTCATTTGTAGACATCTTTTTAGCACGACTATATACTCTTTGTACAGGGTCTCTCATTGTGAAAACAATTTTAAGATCAAATCCTGCACCTTCTATACAGTCCTTTGCTTCTTTAAGTTTATTAATATCTAATAAAGAGTACCTTGGTGTGATGTCCCCGGTTCTATAAATATCATCTTTAATTAAACTATCAAAATAAGTTATATATTCCTTATTATTAAAAAATTCCTTATCTGAATCCCAATAATGGTATTCCTTTTTAAATCCCATGTCTGTATTAGGTAGATTATTTAAAAATCCTCTAAGCCAAGTTGTGCCTGATCGCTGAACTCCCAGACTTAAAATGAAAGTTTTCATTTATTAGGTCTTACCCATTCCCCATTTCTATATACAGCAACTTCACCTTTATTGCAAAGTGTGTATTCGCCTTCTACAGGCAGTTGTGGTTCTCTTACTTTTATATTTTCCATACCTTTATTTATAACCATTGTTTTTTGTTTAGTGATTTTATGTAAAATGATAAATAAGTATATCAACGGAGTTTAAGTATGGAATTAAAAAATTATATAGCAGAATCATTTAAAAAAGAATATGCTTATAGAGTCAAACTTGCACACGACTGTAGTGCAGATCAAATGGATATGATAGAAAAATGTTTAGCAAAATACAATTTTGTTAGTGCAACTCCATTTAAAAGGGCTCCGATTCAAGAGAATCCAGTAGAGTTTCAAAGAGCAAAAAATGCCAACTTTACATCAGAAGTATGTAGCACAGACATTGTATTAAAATACCCTGTTAACGAAAGAATTTTAGAAGTATGGTTAGCAGTAAATTTAGGTATGGATCACGAAAGAGTACTATGTTACGGTGTAAAAGAACCGAGAAGTGTAGAAGCAGACATTCAAGCAGAAAGACTTGCAAACGATGAAGATAGACAAGTTAGTGAAGAAGATGCATTACTAAATGATGAGAACATGGAACACTATGAAGCTCAACAAGATGGAATAGATGCTAAAGATTTTGGATTTGGCGAAGAATTTAACGAAGCATTCTTAAAAGAATTACAAAAAATTAAAGACGAAAAAGGCGCAGACTATTTCCGTAACTATCCTAGCAAGGATGAACTAATGGGTGATAATTTAAGACCTATGTATGACGCACTTACAGGACAACCTAATATGGGTAGAGGTGCAGAAAGCACAAAACAAGTCTCTGATATTGCACAACACGGCTCTAGAAGTAGATAATGAAAATAAATAATATTTTACAAGAATATAATTATTCGCCTGAAGAAGAAGATAAAGCTCAGGATATGCGTAAGTATATCGAAAGAAAATCCGGTGTCCTATGGGCAGAAGCATTTTGGAGAGCTTGGAGAGAAACAGGTAACGCCGAAGCGGCACGTAGGCTCATGCCAAAATATTATAAGCAGATGATTAATTCAAGCGAAGTAAATACAGATCAACCTATAGAAGAAGCAATGAGTGATGCATACGGTATTGTTAGTGCAGAGCCCGAAGTAGAAAGTTCAGTAGAATTTAAACAACATAAAAATACTGACAAAGGTTCAGTAAGTATAGAAGCAAGTGGTGATACAATGCAAGATTTAGCAGATGTACTTAAACTTGCAGGCCTTACATTGCCACAAGACATGCATAAAGATGAGCCTCAGGCATCAGCAGACGATCAAGAACCAGAACAAGAAGAAGTTTTACTATCACCTGATCATGAAGATGATAAAGAAGAATCACCTTGTGCTAGTGCAGATACAGACGTATCATACGAAACAGATAAAGAAATCTTAATTAATTATATTAAAGATAAACTTAAAAAAAGCATTTCTTAACATCATTACCACATAAATACTATTATGGCAAGAGGAACAGTAGATACCGGTCTGGTTAAACAAGGCTATAGTAGAACAGCATATACTCCAGATACCCTAGAAGATTTTAAAAATTGTGCAGATCCTGTGGGCGGGCCTTTGTACTTTATGAATAATCACGTCAAAATACAACATCCTACTAAAGGCGGAATAGATTTCGATCCCTTTGCGTATCAGTTAGATTTAATAGAAAATTACAACAATTTTAGATACAGTATTAACATGCTGGGTAGACAGATGGGTAAAACCACTGTAGCCGCAGGATACTTACTATGGTATGCTATGTTTAAGCCTGACAGTACAATACTTGTTGCGGCTCACAAGGCGGCAGGTGCATATGAAATTATGCAACGTATACGTTATGCATATGAAAGTGTACCAGATCATATAAGAGCAGGTGTTACAGAATATAACAAAGGGTCTATGGCATTTGACAATGGTAGTAGAATAGTAAGTGCAACAACTACAGAAAATACAGGTAGGGGTATGTCACTTACATTAGTATACTTAGACGAGTTTGCATTTGTTCCTCCTAGAATTGCCAGTGAGTTTTGGACAGCATTATCTCCTACACTAGCAACAGGTGGTAAATGTATTATTACAAGTACGCCTAATAGTGATGAAGATACCTTTGCTAATATATGGAACCAAGCAAACAAAATGTTTGATGAGCATGGGAACGAACAAGAAGTAGGCGTAAATGGATTTAAACCATTACTAGCAAAATGGGACGAGCACCCTGATAGAGATGCCAATTGGGCAATAGAAGAAAGAGGAAGAATAGGCACTGAACGTTTTAAACGTGAACACGAATGTGAATTTGTTATATATGACGAAACTCTTATCAATCAGTTAAAATTATTAGAACTAAACGGCAAAGATCCTATTATGAAAATGGGCAATGTACGTTGGTTCAAATATCCTAGTCCAGAGCATATCTATGTAGTAACACTAGATCCAAGTACAGGAACAGGCGGTGACAATGCCGCTATACAAATAGTAGAATTACCGTCAATGGTACAAGTAGGTGAATGGTATCATAATAAAACTCCTATAGAAGGGCAGATAAAGGTCATGTTAGAGATCATGCATTTCATTAAGGAACAAGGCGCCCATACTATATATTGGACAGTTGAGAACAATGCAATTGGAGAGGCCGCACTTGTGGTGATCAGAGATACCGGAGAAGATGCTTTCCCAGGAGATTTCTTACACGAGCCTAAAAGAATACAAGGTAAGACAGGTAGAAGAGGATTCCATACTACTCATAAAGTTAAAGTAGAGTCTTGTATCAATATGAAAAGGTTAATAGAAAATGATAAACTTACTATTAATAGTAAAGCATGTTTATCAGAATTTAAAAACTTTGTATCAAAAGGTAATAGTTTTGCGGCAAGACCAGGCGATTCAGATGATTTGGTCATGAGCATGATGATTGCTGTCAGAGTAATAGACTATGTAAGTACTTTTGAAGATGAAGTATATGATGCTGTAAATAACAGTTTAGGTGTAGATTCTCTATATTCCACAGGCGGCGACGATGATGACTACGATGATCCTATGCCAATTGGCATAATCTGATAAATACTTGTATGGCAACAAATTTTAAAGATATTTCAGAAAAAGTATTTAACCTATTAAAAGGACATGGGTTTGACCTTAAAACTTTTGATAAAGATGGTAAAATAGTATTAGATCCTCAGGAAGGTACAAGATTTGTATGTGATGAACCTAATGTTTTAGTTAGAGTAGACGATTTAGAAAAAGAAATATCTATGCAAACCAGTGAAGATTTTGCAGACCATAACCTAAGAAACTTATTAAAAGAACTAGCACAAGATAGTTTATTATCTTTTGACTTTAGAGTATTTGACAAGCAGTTAAAACCTAAAGGAGAAGAAATAGATGTTGCTCGTAGACAAGAGACTGATATGAATGAAGAATTAAATAAATTAAGACGCCTTTCAGGCTTAGAAGAAAGTGATTCAAAATCCGATATGACCGATATATGGAGAGGCGATGCTATTAGTTGTCCTGATTGTGGCGGCAAAAGATGTGATAAATGCGACAATAAAGGCGTTATTGCTAAGGACGATGATGTGAGTGAAGCTCAAGAACTTGTTGAAAACCCAGTTCTAATAGGCGCAAGAATTTTAGGAAAAATATTTCAACAAGGATTAAAAAGACCAATTGTAACTACTATTGGTCTAGATGCAGTTGATGGATCATTAAATACTACAGCAGGCGCAATAAAATGGTTGTCTAGCAAAGTAGGTGATACTTTCTTATCTAATAGTGCAATTAAACAAGCAGGCCCTATTATAGCAAAATATGGTATTCCAGCGGCAGGTGTAGCCGCCGCACTTTACGGTGGTAAAAAATTAAAAGATTTTTTAAGTAATAAAAAAGATGACGGTATGTCTATCTCTCAAAATAATCAAACTTTAAATGCAAGTGTATCAGAAATAAAATATGTAGATACTTCGGTAGGAAAAATACCAGTTAAAGATAATGGTGATATGTTAGATTTTCATGAATATATGGATTGGGAAGAATCCACAGGTGAACAAAGACCTAATCGTGCAAGTTCAAGATGGCCTGGATATCAAAGAGACTACGAACAATATGTAAAAAATGAATCTGTTCAAATGGAAGCCTCTACAAAAACGGTAAACGGTTGTACAGTTTATAGCGACGGTAGACCACTAAATTTTGCAGATTGGAGAAAAGAGACAGAAATGGAAACAGGTCGTCCAATGAAACGTTCAGCAGAAGATCAAAAAATGGATTACCGATCATATGTTAATAGATGTAAATCAAATGCAAAAATATCTGAAGCAAGTTTAGGTAAAATGACTGGTAGCAGAAAATCCAGTTACCAGCCACTAGCAGACAATGTTAAAATTATTGTAAGACATAATAAAGACGTAAATGAAGAAGTACGTGGTGCTAGAAGCAGAAATATCCACAGTATATTAATACAACGTGGAGAAGAGAAATTTAAGATGGCAGAAAACAATCTGTCAGCCGCAAGAGCAATGGCAAGACATTTGCATAATGGCGGAGAAACTTTTGACGAAATAGGTGAGTCTATTACTGAAATGTCGAGAGAGTTTAAAAAATTAAAAGAATTTGTAAACTATGTTAAAAAATCAAACTTAGTAAACGAAACAAATGAAGAGTTCGTTACTATGGCATTGGAAAACATAGGTAATATTAAAACTAATTTAAAAAGATTGAGTGGTGTTAAAACTTATGCTAACGCAGTAGAATCAGTCTTAAATTATAATAATGTTGAAATATTAGAAGACGATTTAAATTTAGAAAGTAAGTTTACAGAAACACACTTTGATGACAAAGTTGCAAATGTAATGGATAGCCTAAAAGCAATGACGAGTAGAAAACAAAGTTTTGAGAGTAAAATTGTTAAAGCAATAGAATCAGAAACTTTTGCAAATGTTAAAAACTTACTTAAAGAAGATGATATAGTTGACTTTGATACACCTCACGGTAAACTTGGGCACCAAGTAAGCCAGTTGGGATATACAGCACAAGACAATACATTATCAAATTATTTACATAGCATTAGTAGTAAAATTAGTGCTGGTGGACAACTTAACCAATTTGAATATGGTACTATTAAAAGTTGTTTACTAAGTGCTAGTCAGCACAAAGTACAAAATGCTCCAGTTGATGTACAAGAATCATATGAAGCATTTTTAAACCAATTTGTAGAGTAAAATACTACTTTATAGATAAATAAACTTGTTGGAAACATAAAGTAATTTAATTTCCAATAGTTGTAAAAAAGTTCTTGACTTTTTTACATCTTGGCATTATAATAAAAAACTAGTAATACCCTAAACACAGAAGGTATTACGAACATGGCAAATATAGGAGAAAATATCATGGCCTCATTAGCAGAAATAAGAGCAAAGTTACAATCAATGGAAAGCAAATCCAAAGGTAACTCCCAAGCTCAAAGCGATAACGCAATATACCCATTTTGGAACATAGACGAAGGAAGTAGTACTTTACTACGATTCCTGCCTGACAGTGATCCAAACAACACGTTCTTTTGGGTAGAACGACAAATGATCAGACTTACATTCCCAGGAATAGTAGGCGGTGATCAAAAGCCAACAACTGTACAAGTTCCTTGTATGGAAATGTTTGGCGAAACATGTCCAGTATTAACTGAGGTACGTCCTTGGTTTAAAGATCCAAGTCTCGAAGACATGGGTAGAAAGTACTGGAAAAAAAGAAGTTACATTTTCCAAGGGTTTGTAAATGAAAATCCTTTAGATGAAACATCACCAGAGAATCCAATTAGAAGATTTGTAATTGGTCCTCAAATATTTAACATAATCAAATCAGCACTTATGGACCCAGAGATGGAAAACCTTCCAACAGACTATGTTGCAGGTACTGACTTTAGATTATCTAAAACAACCAAAGGTCAATACGCAGACTATTCTACAAGTAAATGGGCACGAAAAGAAAGTGGTCTTACTGAAGAGAATTTAGCGGCAATTGATACACATGGTTTGTATAACTTAAACGACTTCCTTCCTGCTAAACCAACAGCAGAAGGTGTACAAGCGATAGCAGAGATGTTCCAAGCATCAGTAGATGGAGAACTGTATGACCCAGAAAAATGGGGCAACTTTTTCAAACCCTATGGACTTGATACTGGAACAAAAACACAGGCAACTGTGGCTCCAGCTCAAACTGTACAAACAACTACAACAGAGAGTGTGGCACCTGTAAGTGCTCCAGAACCTGTAGTAGCGGAAACAACTGCACCAGCGGTAGAGACTGCACCAGCACCAGCGGCTGAAACAGTAGCAACTGCTCCTGCAGGAGATACTGGTAAGAAATCAGCAGATGATATTCTTAACATGATCAGAAACAGACAGTCGTAAGGAGAGATTATGCAAAAGCCATTTGACTTAACAAAGTTCAGAACCGGTTTAACCAAAAGCATAACTGGTATTAGTGCTGGATTCCATGACCCAAAGGATTGGATTAGTACTGGTAACAAAACATTAGACTACCTAATAAGTGGGGACTTCAATGGAGGTATCCCACTAGGTAAAGTTAGTGTATTTGCAGGTGAATCAGGTTCTGGTAAATCGTTTATATGTTCTGGAAACATTGTTAAAAATGCACAAGATCAAGGATGTCAAGTAGTATTATTTGACTCTGAGAATGCATTGGATGAACAATGGTTACAGGCATTGGATGTTGATACGTCACCAGAAAAACTATTAAAAATTAGTGTTTCAATGATTGACGATGTTGCTAAAGCAATAAGTGAATTTATGAAAGACTACAAAAACAATTATGGCGATATGGCATATGAAGATATGCCTAAATTACTATTTGTTATAGATAGTTTAGGAATGTTATTAACTCCTACTGACGTAACTCAATTTGAGAAAGGTGATATGAAAGGTGATATGGGTAGAAAACCAAAGGCATTGGCGTCTTTAGTTAGAAACACAGTTAACCAAATTGCACCATTTCCAATTGGTATTGTAGCAACTAACCATACATATGCATCACAAGATATGTTTGACCCAGACGACAAGATCTCAGGTGGTCAAGGCTTTATCTATGCATCAAGTATTGTAGTTGCAATTAAAAAACTAAAACTAAAAGAAGATGCAGACGGAAACAAAGTATCTTCTGTGCAAGGTATAAGAGCCGCCTGTAAAGTTATGAAGTCAAGATACAGTAAACCTTTTGAAGGTGTGCAGATCAAGATTCCATATGAAACAGGAATGGACCCTTATAGTGGTATGTTAGAAATGTTAGAAGCAAAAGGCATTGTGGTTAAAGTCGGCAACAAACTTTCTTATGTATCGCCAGTTACTGGTGAAGAAATCAAAGAGTTCAGAAAAGGCTGGACTGATGATAAACTTCAAGTAATTTTAGATGAATGGGGTCAAAATCCTATAGCACAGGATGATGTAATAGAAGATATTGATCCAGAAGAACTAGAACCTAATATGGAGGATTATACAGATGAATCCTGATATAGAGTTACTTTATAATATATGGGATAGTGTTAAACCATATGTAGCAGTAAAGGAACGACTTCATGTTGCTGAAGAGATTGTAAGAGTTTTTGATGATCAATTGGATATATCAGAAGTAGAAGACAATCTAAATCAATTTGATTCAGTAATGAAGGCGGCACTAATTAGTCATTATGAATTCGGATTAGACGATGATGATGACGAAGAGGATTGGGAATAATATATGGCTACCCATTATAATAATATTGTTCAAGACTTAGGTAATATAGTTCCGGCAATCGAGTATTACGAAAAAGAATTGAACGAAGCAAGATGGGAAGTAAAGATCAAAGGGAGTTTGGAGAAAGCCTCCTCCTCCCTACCCGGTCTGACAGAGTTTCGCTTCAATCAACTACAAGAGATTGAAGCAATTCTCGAACATCTAAATATAGAACTTCGCAAAGAACGTTCTAAAACATTCAGAAAATATTTGGAAAATTATAATAGAACTTTGAGCAGTAGAGATGCAGATAAGTTTGTAGATGGTGAACAATCAGTTATAGATCTAACTCACCTTGTGAACCAATTTAGCCTTTTGAGAAATAAATACTTAGGCATAATGAAAGGATTGGATACAAAGCAATGGCAGATAGGACACATAACGAGATTGAGAACGGCAGGAATGGAAGACATAGTGATAGAATAGTCCATCACTTTAATTTACAAGACTGCGAAGAAAGAGCAAGAACTAATTTTGAAGATTTTTCAGTAACACTTACAAAAGATCTTGTAAACAAATTAGAAGCAGACCCAAGTTATTCAAAACAAATAGATATAATTTTTAGGTATACTAGTGAAGGTACCTTATGGTTAGTCAATGGTGAATGGTGGGCAGGCACAATACACAAATTTGCAAAAAAATATAATATACCATTAGAAAATATTACATTTCTATCAGCAAGTGCTACAGTAGAAAGTTCATATAATAAATGGCATTCTTTACATGCTCCAAATGACGGTAAAATAAATTGTGATTATGAACACTTTGGTTTTGAACTATATGGTAAGAATAAAAGATATTACGATTATTTAAAATTTACTACAGAAGCACCCACAGATATTAGAAAACATAAATTTAATTGTTTTAATAGAAATATGTTAGCACACAGACAGAGATTTATGCTGTCTATGTGGGAAAAGGGATTAATAGAGACAGATAAATTAACTAGTTTTCATTACTATAAAGATGTAGATTTTATGCCACAGTTTTCTGTGCCAGAAGAATTACAAAAACTTTTACCTATACAATGCGATATTAAAGGTGATTGGCAGACAGCATTTGATACATTATTTGAAATTGTAGAATGGACAGGAGATGATGGTGGAGACTGGAATAAAGTAGGTGATTACAGATATGTATATGAAAATTCTTATTTTACTGTAACTACTGAAAGTTCAGAATGTTATACACTTGCAGATCAATTTGATGATGAAGAATTAAATAATTATCTCAAACCTTTTCATACAGAAATGTTTATTACTGAAAAAACAACACGACCTATGTTAAATTTACATCCACAGGTAATCTATTGTTGTACAGGTACTTTAGACCATTTAAGAAGTATGGGATATAAAACATTTAGTAATTATTGGAACGAAGATTATGATAATGAAATAGACCCCATAAAGAAAGTAAATATGGTGACTGATGTTGTTAAAGAACTTAATGACAAACCCATAGAAGAACTACATGAAATGTATTGGGATATGATGCCAATACTAAAACATAACCAATCCCTCCTAATAAATCAATAAAAAAAGGTTGACAATACTCCAAAAAATGCTATACTATATATAGTTAGTTAGGAAATAGGAGTAATATATGTTATCATTTATAGGCGGATTAGGCATTATAGGTTCAATTATTTGGACTATTAATATGTTGCTTGATAATGCATCTGGTGGCTTAGAAGAAGTCATTGGTACTATAATTGGTATTTGGATATTCTTTTCTGTTTTATCTAACATTATAGGTTGACAAATATAGAAAATTTGTTATACTTATATAGTAAGTTTAATTAATCCGTGGGAGGAAATATGCAAAACTTTGTAAAAATTAAAAAAGGTACTTACCGTAATGCACCTATTAAAGATGCGGTATTCCCAGTAGTAAAACAATTAACCTTTGGAAAGAAAGGTGCTTTTGTTACTGTTGATGGTAGTTCTTTAATGGGACCAAATGCTAAAAGAGTTAGAATTTTAGTTGACTCACCACTTAGTGTTGAACCTGCTAGTAAAGAAGATTATCAATCTACAATGCCAGTCAAGAAGACTAAAAAGAAAAAAGAAACGCAACAACAGGCAATGGATAGAATTGCTGGAAGGTTTGCTGTTTTAGATCAAATGACTGATGCAGTTGCAAATGGTACAGTAAGAGGACTTATAGTAAGTGGCCCTCCAGGAGTTGGTAAAAGTTTTGGTGTAGAGACTATACTTGATGAATACGACTCAATGACAAAACTGTCAGGACAACCTCCAAGAACAGAAGTTGTAAAAGGTTCAATGACACCAATTGGACTCTACCAGACTCTATACAATAATTCAAACAAAGGTGACATACTTGTATTTGATGACTGTGATAGCATTTTGTTTGATGAGGTATGTTTGAACATGTTGAAGGCTGTTTTGGACTCTGGTAAAAAGAGAACAATTAGTTGGAAAGCAGAATCACAGGCTTTAAGAAGAGAAGGCATTCCTGATAGGTTTGAATTCTCAGGTGGTGTAATTTTTATTACTAATGTAAACTTTGAAAATGTTAGAAGTAAGAAAATACAAGATCACTTAGAAGCATTAATGAGTAGATGTCATTACATTGATCTTGGAATGGATACTACTAGTGATAAGTTTATTAGAATTAATCAAATTATTAGAGACGGTATGTTGAAATCATATGGCTTTAGTAAAGAGTTTGAAAAGGAAATAGTAGACTTTATGGTTTTGAAAAGTGCTAGACTTAGGGAACTTAGTTTAAGAATGGTACTTAAAATTGCTGACTTGGCCAAGATGGATTTCGATAATTGGAAACAATTGGCAGAGTCAACTTGCATGAGGAGACTGATCGATAAGTAGGTCTCCCATGTTCCCCCTAGTGTTCAAAACCCTCCCACTTTGAACACTTTTAGAAACCCTCATTTATTTGGGGGTTTCTTCTTTTTTATGCTTGACAAAACATATTGTTCGTGTATAATTAATACTAAAACTATTATGACTAAATGGTCACGGAGAATTTAAAAATGGAAAGATTCCTTTATGAGAATATAATTAAAATTGCAATCGTTATTACTTTACCACTTTGGACAGCCTATGCACTTGCTGAAGATGTAGAAGAAGTAATTGTTATTGCACAAGAAGTTAAGGCAACAGAAACAGATTCACTTACTGATACAAAATTAATTACCAGTATTATGCCTGATGTTACTTACATAGCAGGAGGCTATGGAGGCAATGTTTTATTCAGAGAGCGAGGTACACAATCTGTACATACAGCAGTTTACAGAAATGGTATACCGCAAAATACACCTGGTTCAGGTTGGTATGACTTTGCACATGATATTGTATCAGGGGAAGATGTTAAAGTAATTAGCGGAGCCAATAGTGTAATGTATGGCTCAGGAAGTATTGGTGGTACAGTTTTAATAAAAGACTTAATTAAGAAAGGTGTAACAGGCAGACTTGGTAATCAGTCACATAGGTATATCTCAGTAGCACCTACAAACTGGATGCAGATTACAGATTTTTCTGTAAAGCAAAATGCAAGAAACGATAACGAAGAAGAAGACACTTACGAAAATACTAGTGCAAAAATTATTGCAGATGCAGGTGACTTTACATTGTATGTTACTGCAACAGATTATGAATACGATTATGATAATTGTTATACTGCTAGTTGGACACAAAGTAACGATTGCTTACAGGACGGAGAAAGATTCACAGTAAGTATTAGAAACGAATACTTCACAATAGGAAGATCAGAAGACAAAGCAGAATATTTTACTGAAGGTGTTAGTACATATCAAAATGAAAGTAGCAGAGACTTTTTTAGAGTAGGCGATACAGCAAAATTATCTAATTTATTAGATGTCACTTATGGTGTTGATGGTAGCAAAGATCAATACATGGAACAAGAACAAGACAATTACGGAGCCTTTTTTAGTGTAAATGCCAAGTTTGCCTTAGAATACAACTTTGGTATTAGATACGGAAACAATGATCAAAATGCTCTAAGATTAGGTATTGCAAAAGATCAGTTCTTTTTTAATGTAGGTACCAGTTATAGGAGACCTAACTTATATGAACTTTATGGTGATGCTTTTGTAGATCCTAATGAAGAATTACTTCCAGAGGAAGGAGTTGGGTATGAAATAGGATTTGGTGCCATCAGTATTTTTAAATACGAATTTGAAGAAGCGATAGAATATACAGCACCATATTCAGAAACAGTATTGGTTGCACCTGCTACATATGATGCAGATGGAAATCTTTTAACTGAACAAATAAATGAAGAAATTTATTATAATGCAAAATATAATAATTCAGGTGCGTATGATACTCAGGGTATTAGATTTGCTAATACATGGGGACCTTTTAGTATTAATCTAAAAGTTAATGATACAGACCAAACTAGAATACCAGAGTATGTTGGTGTTATTACATGGCAACAGATGTTTAAAGACGTAAATTATAAAGTACAATATTCAGGACAGTTTGATAGAGCACCTGGACCTTATGACGTTCTTTCAGAAGGACAAGAGTTCCTAGAAGATCTTACAAAACTTAGTGTATATATTACAAAAAGATTTACTAATGGAATGAATTTAAACTTTGCAATAGACAACATTACTGATGAGGAAGTTGAAGTATTACCATACTACAATAACCAAGGCAGACAAATTAACTTGACATTACAGTACAATTGGTAGTATAATAAACTATGGCTAAATGTGTTTTAGAAATAAGAGACGAAGTAAATGTTCGTTTTAAAGGGCTTGATGTGAAAGCAAGACGAAAGATTTCTGATGCTTGTAAATATTTTTTACCTCATGCGTATCACATGCCTGCTTATAAATTAGGCAGATGGGACGGGTGTGTGAGGTATTGTGATATTGGAGGCAGAACATATTTTCAGTTATTGGATAAACTAGTACCTATTATTACTGAAGAAGGGTATGAGATAGAAATAATAGATCATAGGCAACCCTGGAGTTTCGAATTCGACAAAGTAGAACAAACTAGTTATGACAATGTTGCATGGCCTAAAAAACATCCAGCAGAAGGACAGCCTATTATACTCAGAGATTATCAGGTTGAGATAATTAATAAGTTTTTAGAGAACACACAATGTTTGCAGGAAATTGCCACAGGTGCTGGTAAGACATTAATTACAGCCGTACTTAGTCATAAGTGTGAAGATTATGGCAGGACTATAGTTATAGTGCCTAATAAAGATTTAGTTGTGCAAACAGAAAAAGATTATAAAAACTTAGGCTTAGATGTTGGTGTATTGTATGGTGACAGAAAAGAATATGATAAAACACATACAATTTGCACATGGCAAAGTTTAAGTATATTAGAAAAGAAAAGTAAAAATTATGAGGCAGATTTTCCAATAGATCAATTTTTAGATAATGTTGCCTGTGTAATGGTAGATGAAGTCCATAAAGCAAAAGCAGACGTCTTAAGAAATTTATTAAGTGGTGTTTTTGCGAATGTTCCTATTAGATGGGGACTTACAGGAACTATCCCTAAAGAGGAGTATGACGCAGTTGGTTGTACTTGTAGTTTAGGTCCTGTAGTAGGAAAAATGAGCAGTAAAGAATTACAGGACATGGGTGTACTTGCAGACTTAGATATTAGTATTTTGCAACTACAAGATGGAATGATACAATTTGGAAACTATGCTCAAGAGTTGAAATGGCTAGTAACTGATGAAAAAAGGCTAAAGGAAATATCTGAAATAATTAAAGGTGTTGCAGTAAATGGTAATACGTTAGTTTTAATAGATAGAATAGCAACAGGAGAACGTTTAGAAGAGTTGAATCCTGACTGGGTATTTGTATCTGGTTCAATGAAACAGGCAGACAGACAAGAAAATTATGATGATGTTTCTCAAATGGATAATAAAGTAATAGTTGCAACATATGGTGTTGCGGCGGTGGGTATTAATATACCAAGAATATTTAATTTAGTTATGTTAGAACCTGGAAAAAGTTTTGTAAGGGTAATACAAAGTATAGGCAGAGGCATTAGAAAAGCATCTGATAAAGACTATGTAAATGTATTAGACATTACTAGTAATTTAAAATATAGTAAAAGGCATTTAACAAAACGTAAAGTCTTTTACAAAGAGCAGGGTTTTAGGTTCCAAGTAACTAAAGTTGAGTATAAAAAATAAGGAAAAAATATGAAAATACTAACAGTAGAAAATGACACATATGATATAGATTGTGTACCAGACGAAATAGACGATATAAGATATTGTATTATTGATGGAGGCGATCCTGAATTTGTGGATTTTTACTTCTTACCTCTAATATTTTTAGAGAGTTTTCATGCTCCAGCAATTTGCTTACAAATAGGCCAGTATAATGTACAAATGCCTATGGACTGGAGTATATTATTGTGTGATGAGGATCTTGATGGCATGGAAGTTTTACCATTAGCAAGCCTTAACAATAGAGGCTTTAGATCTCTTGTAATGAATCCATTAACTACAAGGATTCCACAGAGCCTAGAAGTAGGGATTACCAATGTTTACCAAGATGTAAAATGGTATTTTCCTAAATTAAAAAATGGTCACTTGTTGGCAGTTCCATTAGAAGATGGGCCTAATCCAAAATGTGCATATTTTGTAAAAGAGGCAAATAAAGTTAAAGACGTTCAGATAGCAGATCTAGTGTAATGTTAGAGTTGTTAATCTGGAGTTTGATAGTTATTACATGGGCATCATATGGTATGCATGTAATAAAAGAGTATGTTAGAAACCATATAGAATAGGAGAATAAAATGAGTAAAATTGAACCAATAATGAAAAAGCCAAGTTTATTTAGAAGAGTTGTAATGAGTCTTGTAAATGGTTGGAGGCGTGTAATGGATGTAAGATACAATCCACTAAAGTATATTCCAGATCCAAGTTTGCAGACTTACTTTATGTTAGTACTGTTTACTGTATGGAGTGTATTCTTTGGCTTCTTAGCCGCAAATTACTTAGGAATATTTGGATACAATACAGTAGCAAGTATAATTATACATGTTGCTATATTACTTCCATTAGCATTTACTAATGCAATCTTTATAGATGCAGAACGTGATGGTCATAAGTGGCTTAAAGAGTGGAAAGAAGAACAAAATAGATATACTATTGTTGCTAACAGACTCAAAAAAAGTAATTTAACAATTTGGAACCCAAATAAGGAGGCGTAATGGCAAAAAGAAAATTTAGAATAGAAGGCGGCAGATACGGTGGAGAGGCAGTTTTAGGAGAAGTTAATCCTGCATTTGTAAGTTATTATGCAGATAAACAAGATGAACTTGTTGACGCAGTTTTAGAAGCAGAAGATTGGGAACCAAAAGAGGAAGAAACCTCTGATGCATTATTAGATCCAGATGGAATACCACATCCTGCAATGCCTGGTGAAGACTTTTATATGTGGGAAAATGATAACTTTGAACACATTAATAGTGCCTATGCAGATGGTGGATTTACAGTATACGAAGTTCCAGCAGATGGTTCAGACGATTGGGATCACGATAATGAAGTATATGAAGGAGAAGCAATTCATGTTTATGGCAGAGAAGGTGGCTACTTTAGTACTGATGACCAACCTGAATTAATAAATGAAAAGGATGAGGAAGGTAATGAATATGTACCTGTACTTATGTTTCATAGTTCAGAGAAAGGTGGCTTTGGTGCTTGGTTTGTTGAAACAGACGGCGAAGACTTTGATGAATTTAAATTAGGATATGGTGTTGTAGAGACAAATCTAGCAGAATTTGTTGATGCAGTTTTTTATGACAAAGTTGAATTAGAATGTGATTATGATTACATGGACAGCACCGGTAAAAGTTATGATGCTCAAGTAGGCTGGTTAAATACTAAGTGGCACGACACTCAGGAAAACATCGATGAAAACATTGATGAATATCTTGCAGAGTTCGATGAAAATGCAGAATGGGAGAGAGAAAACAGATGAAACGAGTATTAATTTTTGGATTACCTGGCTCAGGTAAATCTACTCTTGCAGAGAAACTAGTAGAGATATTAGGTAATGCAGATTGGCATAACGCAGATAAAATAAGAGAAACATTTAATGATTGGGACTTTTCTCCAGAAGGCAGAGAAAGACAAGCATTGCGTATGCGAGATTATGTTCGTAAAAGTGTTGCTAAAGGACAATATGGTGTAGCAGATTTTGTTTGTCCTACAAATCAACTTCGTGAGCAACATGTTCCTGAGTATGTTATTTGGATGGACACAATTGAAGAAGGCAGATACGAAGACACAAATGCAATGTTTGAAAAGCCCACAATGGATAGTGTTAAAGTTAATGCTATTATAAAAAAAGATGAATGGTGGACTGAAGAAAAAGTTGAAGAATGGGCAAGGTTGATTGCTGTTGATATTAAAGATCATGAATTCCAACCTAAACAACCAACTACACAAATGTTAGGAAGATTTCAACCATGGCACGAAGGACATCAAAAGTTATTTGAAAGAGCATTGGCAAAACATGGGCAAGTAGCATTACTTGTAAGAGATATGCCTTTAACTGACGACAATCCTTGGCAAGTGGATAAGATATGTGAAAACATTGAAATAGCATTGGCCGAACACGCCGGAAAGTTCAGATGTTTCCCTGTACCAAACATTATGAATATTACATATGGTAGAGGTGTAGGTTATAAAATTGAAGAAGAAGTTTTAGATGAGGAAACGCAAAAAATTAGTGCTACCAAAATCAGGGAGCAAATGAGAAAGGATGGAGAATTATAACCATCCTGCATATACGAGGTATCCACAGTTGAAAAATGGAGGCATTGCAGGAGATTTTATTAATAGCGAAGACAACTTAATTACAACTAAGTGGGAAAAAACTTTTGCTTTTACTCCTAAAAAAACAATAACTGGCAAAAAAGTTTGGTTTAAAAAACTTTTTAAAAGAAAAAGGCGGTTAAAGGTTGAACCTCCTCAGTTTCCTGTGAACTCTTTTAATAAAACAGAATATGCAGAATGGGAAGAAATATTAAATTTAAAAATGAGGTAAAATATGTACGAATTTACAAGTGAGAGTGTTAGCAGTGGTCATCCTGATAAAGTAGCAGATCAGATATCAGATGCCGTTGCAACATTTTTAATAGACAAAAATATTAATCACAGAGCCGCTGTTGAAACTTTAGTTACAACTAATATGGTTACACTTGCAGGAGAATATAAAAGCGATAAGTTTGATAAAGATATTATTGAACACATTGTAAGAGATGTTGTTAAAAATATTGGCTATGAGCAAGACGGATTTCATTGGGCAAAAATGTCTATATACAACGAACTACACGGACAAAGTCCTGATATTGCTCTAGGTACGGATGACTTTGGTGCAGGAGATCAAGGATTAATGTTTGGATATGCTTGTAATGAAACAGATAATTATATGCCTAGTGCAATTTATTACAGTCATGAGATACTAAAAGCATTAGAAGAAGCCAGACGTAACGGTGCTGATTGGATAGGGCCTGACAGTAAAGCACAGGTTACATTTAATTATGATAGTGTTGGAAAACCTATTGATATTAAATCAGTTGTTTGTAGTACTCAACATAGTGATGACCTTAGTATAGAACAGGTTAGAGAACGTGTAATGGATATTATATTGCCTACAGTAGAAGATAAATTTAATTCTAAAACTGTATGGCTTATTAATCCTACTGGTAGATTTGTTATTGGCGGTCCTGATGGAGATAGTGGTATTACAGGCAGAAAAATTATTGTAGACACATACGGTGGTTATGCTCCACATGGTGGCGGTGCCTTTAGTGGTAAAGATTGTACTAAAGTAGACAGATCGGCCGCCTACATGGCAAGATACTTAGCAAAAAACGTAGTTGCAAGTGGCAAAGCAGAAAATTGTACTATACAATTAAGTTATGCAATTGGTATAAAAGAACCAACTAGTGTTTATGTATATGCTGATGGCGAAGTAAGAACAGACATTGCAGAAGAAATTATTAGCAAAGTTGATCTCACACCTAAAGGTATTATAGACCGATTTGATTTATTTAATTTAGATTTAACAGAAACAACAAACTATGGTCATTTTGGTAAAACAAGTATGACATGGGAACAGATAGACTTATGGACATAAAAGATAGTATAAGAACAGTACCAGACTTTCCTCTAGAAGGAATACAGTTTAGAGACATCACAAGCATGTTAGAACGCCCAGAAGCGTTCAACAAAGCATTAATAAGTATGAGTAGTGCATGTATGTCCTTTAATGCTACTAAAATTGTTGCAATAGAAAGCAGAGGGTTTATATTTGGCTCTCCTCTAGCAAGAGATATGGAATTGCCTTTAATTTTAGCAAGAAAACCTGGTAAGTTACCTAACCCTACATATCAAAGAAATTATAAATTGGAATATGGAGAAGCAACATTACATATACAACGAAATTCAGATTTAAATATAAATGATAAAATTGTTATTGTAGACGATTTAATTGCAACAGGTGGAACAGCAAAAGCATTGGCTAGCCTTATAGCACAATGTTGGAATGTTCCAAAAGAAAATATTTTAATTCTGGCCGTGATAGACTTGCCCGATTTAGGTGGACGTGCTATAATAGAAGGCGAAGGTTTTAATGTTGAAGCATTAATTGAATTTGAAGGAGAATAATGGCTAAGAAACCGCAAATACCATTAAAGGATATTATGTCTGCGATTGACAAAAAAGACAGAAAGTTTTATAATAATCTGTCAGAGGAAGGTAAAAAGGCCTTTAGTGCCTGGATGATGATGAGGTATTGCAGTAGTGTGCAAGGTAAAAATGCCGCAGATTATATTTTTATGACTAATGAATGTGTAAATTATCAGTTTAGTGAAGTAAGTAAACATCCTGAACTGCAATGGTTATTATTAAGTGTATGTGGTGTTGGGTCGGTACAGTTTCATCCTTATATAAAACCGCCTAATAGTAAAAAGAAGAAAAGCAAAGTATTTGATTTTATTTATGAAACTTTTCCGCATATGAAGGCAGAGGACATTAATAACTTAATAGACATAAACAGTAAAGAAGATCTAAAAGCAATGGCAAAAGATCATGGGTATGATGACAAAACAATCAAGGATATCTTTGGAAAATAAATGTAAATGGTGCGATAAAGTATTTAGAAGTGAAAGAACTTTAAGTGCTCATATGTGCGTAAAGAAAAGACGTTGGGCAGATAAAGACTTAACGCATATAAGACTAGGCTACAGAGTATTTCAGATGTTTTATGAACTTAATACACAGGCAAGTAAAGCCAAGAGTATGGAAGACTTTATAAAAAGCCAATACTATGAAGGATTTACAAAGTTTGGTAGAAGTTGTGTAGTAAATGAATATTTACAACCAGAAAAATTTGCTGAATGGTTAATTAAAGAAGGTAAAAAATTAGCAGATTGGAGTAAAGATAAGTTATATGATGAATACTTATTGACTTATGTTAAGAAGGAACCAGGACTTAAAGCATTAGAGAGAACTATAATGTACTTTAATAAATGGAGTGAAGAAACAGGAAACGATTGGCAAGATTATTTTCAAGTTGTAACACCAGCAAGAGCAGTACATGATATAAGAAGTGCTAAAGTGAGTCCCTGGGTATTATATTTAAGTGAGACAGGCGGAGAATTACTTACTAGA